ATTCGCATCTTCATAGTTCTGTAATCTCCATGTTTAATTTCTTACAAAGCTCAATAGCTATCTTCAGTGGCATTGAATAAGGTTTGTTAATATACTTATTAAGTGTCACTCGACTTATTCCCATCATCTTTGCCAGTGTTTCTTGATTAAGATTTCTCAGTGCCATCTGAGCTTTTATCTTTCTTGTTCCATCCATAAGTTGGATTCTCCTTAAAACTTAACTTTTAGTTGGGTTAAAAGGCAAAAAAACACAATCCTTCGGAATATTACAAAGATTACAATACTTTTCAAACTGTGAAGGTTTAGGTATTGTCTTTCCAGTTTCCCAAGAAATAATGGTAGTTCTTGCCATATCCATCTTCTCAGCTATCTCTTCTTGTGTCATTTTAGCGTTTACTCTAGCCGCTGCCATGCTTATCTGTAAGCCCATTTATTTACATCTCCTTTCGTTTTTATTTTGTTGCTAAAGTTAATATACCAAACTTAAAGTTTATTGTCAACAAAAAGTTTATTTTTTTACAAAAAGTTGTTTTATTACCCAACTTAAGGTATAATATAGGTAAGAAAGGAGCATTATAAATGACTGAAGAGAAGATAAATAAAACAATAGGGAATAATATAACTTACTATTTAAAAGCCACTGGTAGGTCAATGACAGACCTTGCTAAGTATCTTAATGTTTCTCAAACATCTGTATCTAATTGGTGTAAAGGTGTTAAGATTCCTAGAATGGATAAGATAGATAAGATATGTTCTTATTTTCAAGTATCTCGTTCAGATATTATGGATGATTTTGATTATGTAGCAAAAGATACTGAAGGTAACGAAATTTTAGTTGAACATCACAACGTTAGAGAAGAAGCACAGAAATTTATAAATAAAAAATTGTTCGCTTATACCGCTGGCCTTGAGGAACATTTCAAAAACGCTTTAGATTTATATGATAAGTTTGAAAGAGCTGATAATGATACAAAGGATATTATTATCAAACTTTTAAAAAAATCTGAGTAGCGTACCTATCTATTGCTGAAAAATGGGAATTGATTAGGGAATAAGGGAATTGATAAGTACGCTCCCAGTATCATTATTCTTCAGACAGTAACTCTTCTATCTGTTTCTTAGTCTCGTCATCTGCCTGAAGATATAACTCGATAAATTCAACCACATCCATTTAGACCACCCCTTTAATTTGATTCTAGGGTATAACCCACACATATTAAAGTTTTATGCAGCCTAAGTGGATTCTTTATATCAAACAAGGAGAGAACAGATGACGAAAACTAGAGATATTATTATCAAACTTAAGGAAGTTCGTGAGGAAAAGGGCTTATCCTATGGGGATATCCTAGACCTTATGGAAAAGAATGGAGACTACCTGGCTAAGTCCACTCTATCAAAATTATTCTCTGAAGGTTCTGAAGACCTTAACTTTAAGTATGAAGAGACTATAAGACCTATAGCTAAGGCTTTACTAGGCATAGAGACTATCGAAGTAGATGATGATATGGATATCCAGGCCATGAAGTCACTTCTTAAGTTTAAGATTCAGCGTATTGAAGAACTGGAACATCAGATTGAACTCTTAAAAGCTCAACTGGATAAAGAAAAACTTAAGTACCATGAAAAGTTAGATAAAGAAAGGGAAGCATCTAGGAAGTCTATTGAGTTCCTTAAAGAACAGATTAACTATAAAGATAAACGTATGGATCTATTATTACAAGCTGTTCAAGATAAGGATGTTCGTTATGACGAACTATTGAAGGTTATCTTATCTTGTCCATGCAGAAAGAAGGCTGAGTATGAAAAATAAATGGAAAGTAATAGCACTTATAGAAGCATTAGTTTTATGTTCTCTAGTTATTGTTTCATGTAAAAGGCATCACGACTATGATGATGAAACTAATATTACATATAGAGAACTAGAAGACTATTCTTATACTTTAGCTGGTATGGAAGAAGACATAGACACGCTTTATAGAACTTTAGAAAGTGGTGGTATATCTGATGACGAACTTGAAACAGTAACATACGACTGGAAAACACACTCTAATATGATGGATTCTATTGAAAAGATAGATAAGGTTTATAAAGAAACACAAGATATTTTTTATGGGTACTTAAAGGAGCTATAAATTATGAAAGCAACTAAACTACCTTCAGGATCATATCGTTGTCGTGTTTATATTGATGGTAAATGCTACAGCGTAACTAGAAAAACTAAAAAACAAGCCGAAATAGATGCTATTAAGCTACAAGCTAATACTTCTTACACTATGGAAAATATGACGCTAGATAAGGCTATTTTGAGCTATATTGAGAGTAAAACATCGGTACTCGCTCCATCGACCATAAGAGAATATAATCGCTCTTATAGGCTTGATTTTGACGAAATAAAGGATATTCCTATCAATAACCTTACTCAACCTATTATCCAGCGTTTTATGAACACTCATGCTGCTAACAAGTCGCCTAAAACTTGTCGTAATATTCATGGCCTTTTAGCAGCTGTTCTTAGGATGTATAGACCTGACTTTGTACTTAATACTAGATTGCCCCAAAAGAAGGTTAATGATATCTATATCCCTTCTACTGAAGAGGTTAATTTTATTATGCATAACTGTGAAGATGAAGATTTACTTAATGCAATTCGTCTTGCTGTGTTTATTCCATCTCGTAGATCTGAAATAGCTGCTCTTACTTCTAAAGACCTTCAGGGTAATGTAGTACATATTCATTCTGCAATGGTATTAAATACATCTCAGGAATGGGTTATTAAAGGAACTAAAACTAATGCTGGTGATAGATTTGTAGAACTACCTCAGTTTGTGGCTGATAATCTCACTAAAGAAGGTTACTTAGTACCTATTAGCCCAAACATTATTACCCAGCGTTTTGAAACATTACTAGCTAAACTTAATATAAATTCATTCCACTTCCACTGCTTAAGACATTATGGCTGTTCTATTCTTCACTATTGGGGCTTCCCTGATGCTGAAATTATGAGAAGAGGTGGATGGAAGTCTGACTATGTTATGAAGCAAGTATATCGTCATGCACTCATAAACGAGACTAAAGAACTATCCAAGAAAATCAATGACAAGTTCGAGCAAACATTCCTTTAATTTTTTTGCTCTTTTCGTGTCGGTTTCGTGTCGGTTTAATGTAAAAATATTTAATATTTAGTTAAAATCCTTTAACAGTAATATCATTATCTTTTACAGTATTTATAAGGCTTTGGAAGCAATCCCTTATAAACACTGCATTTAACGATAACCGCACTTGGCAGGAATCGAACCTTATTTATTTTGCCTTGTATCCCTTGTAAAATAAGGCTTTTATATTATTTCGTGTCGGTTTTGTGTCGATAACCATTAGTTTTTCGACTTGCTAATAATAGCATATTTATATTTTATAGGCAATCAAAAAGACCAGCTAGCGATACTGGTCTTTTCTTCCAGGAGAATATTTTATGTTTGCTTATGTATGGGAACATAAGATAGTTCGTGGGGGGAGCTAGGGCAGTGGTGTTGCCCTAGCGGTATTGGGTTGACAATACACTTTTTTATGTATACCAGGATTTTTACTCTTTTAATATACACCCACTTTTCAAAATAGTTTACCTTTTTGAAAAGTTTTTCAAAAAATTTTACATGGCCAGCATTTGCTTTATCCATGCAACTTTTTCAACAAAATCCTTATGACTTTTAACCCATGCATCTTCCATCTCTTGTGGAACTTCAGGATATACTCTCTTAAGTTCCTCTATGTCCTCTACTGCCATCTGATGCAGCTTCTCTGCATGGTCCAGTTCAGTCTGAGCCATTGCTTTATATGTGGCATATCTTGGTGAACCTTTAGCCTTATACCAAAGGCTCTTCTCTGCGTAGTCTTTTGCTCCGCATAGTTCATCCGCTATACCTTCTACATATTCTTTAATCTTTTTCATATTTCATCTCCTTAAAATAGGGCAGCTGTTACACTGCCCCATACACTATGCTGTAGCACTTGCGTTAGCTACCCACTTACCCATCTGTCCAAGAAGATACTGAGACTGAGCTGAATTAACCGCAATGTTATTAGCATTGTTAAGCTGGTTAGTAAGCTCAGCAATCTGATTATCCTTGATAAGGGTTTTAATTGAGCAGCAGCACTGCTCCATATTGAAGCCAAGCTGATCTAACTTAGAACCAAGAACATTAGTCTGATTCATTATCTGCTGTCCAATGTTGTTGAAGCCTTGGATAGCATTGATCAAGTTCGTATTGTTCTGATTCATTAAAGATTCTGTCTGCTGTGTCACTACTCTTGCTGTCTCATAGTTGTTACGCTCTGAGCTTAAGAGTATTGACTGCTGGTTAAGCTGTGAAGTCTGAGCTGCGTTGCTTGCATTTACATCTGCCATTGTAGCAAATCCAGCCATAGCTGCGTTGTTTCCACCGAATCCACCGCCAAAACCGCCAAAGATAACGGCGATTATTAAAAAGGCGAAGATCCATTCTGAACCCATTCCTGATGATTCACCCATAGTATCACTTCCTTTCTTTAATATTTATGTGATTTTGCAAAATCTAACATTATACGACATTTTGAGACACGCTTAGACACGCTAAGGCATTTTTGGGAATTGTGACTGTATCTCATTCATCTTTTGATTCATATCGACACCATTCTTATTACATACATCTTGTGCTGCTGATTGAAGGTTATCGAAGTTCATACCCTGAAGCTGGGGATGGTTCTTAGCAAGGCCTTGCATAAATGTTTTAGGTGATTCTCCACGCATCATAGCTCCAAAGGCTTGCATCATAATATTTCCTTTACCGCCGCCGAACATATTAAGTAGACTGTTCATCTTCACCAGCTCCCTTCTTTACTAATTCATCTATCTTAGACTTAAGTTCATCAAACTCTGTTCTGCTTACAAAGTCGCTAGTCTTATCTTCAGGCTTCTTTATGGTATAATCACACTCGATTATACTTTTAATACCGCTTGCATCCGTCTTAACAAAGTAAAATGTATCTTTGCTGTTATCAAAAAGAACATCTTCAGTGTTAGGATTCATCTGATACACTTCAGCACTTGCCCTACCGCTGACATACTTTATATTCTGATTTTCATTGTTTTGTGGGAATTGTGGTAGAAAATTGTTATAAGGATACATAATATCACTCCTTTCTATACTTTAAGAGTAATATAAAAGAGACACACCTAACATATACGTTAAATGCATCCCTTTTATAAAAAAGAGGTATGAGAAATGCCTTATTTTAGCACTCTTTTTATCTTGTCATTGACCTTAGTTGATATCTTCCTTACGCAGTCAATAGATATATTATTCTCTTCTGCAATATTCTCTTGTGATTTTCCCCTTGCTCTTCCCTCAAATACTTCTATTTCAAGATTAACAAAGTTACACTCTTGTCTTAAGAAGTCCAATTCCGATTTAGTAAATCGGCTTATTATCATATTTACCTCTTATTCTTATGATACTTTCTACTTTCATTGTTAATGATAGTGTTATAGCAAGCTATTACTGCTGTACCAATGGTAAGAACTTCCTGAGTATGTGGGATATTAAGTGTAGCTCCTATCACTCCATACAATGTAAGAAGTGCTGGAAGTACAGTATTTCCTACATATTTTAATATGTCGTATGTTTTATTACTCATTATGCTGCATCTCCTTTCAGATTATTGATTCTTCTATCATTAAGGGCTTTCTGATGACACCCTTTAATAAATATGATTGCTTCAGTTACTTGTCCGTTACTGATGTTATTATCTGTAACATACTTATCATATGCATCGCAGCTTGATATGATATGATTCCATACTTCCATAGTGTATGTACGATTAGGATAGTTAAGCAGCTTGTCTTGGAACTGCAATATATCATCTCGATAACTCATAACTATGTGGTTATCTAATTTAGATTCAACCCCATCTACCTTAACATTGACCTTTTTAATCTCATTAAGAAGATCCTTATTAACCACCTTACCGATGCAGCTAATAGGGTTTATCTTTATCGGTGTAATCTCAATGATGACTGATAAAATTGTTACAACTAGAATAATTACTCCTGATGACATTCTTAACTCTCCTTAAACTTTTTCTTTGTTGCACTACCGCATTTTCCATCTACTTCTAAGCCTTTATCAGCTTGGAACTTCTTAAGAGCATATTCTGTAGCCTTTCCAAAGTCTCCATCTACTGTTATTGCTTTTCCGTTTTCATCTTTATAGCCTAAGTTCTTTAAGTACCACTGAACCCATTTAACTGATGTTCCATGCATACCTTTTTTAACGACTAGCAGTGGCTCTTGGTAAGGATTCGATAAGGCAAACACACTTGCATTATGCTTAGTTCCATTATCAAGCACCATAACTGTGTGATGTCCTTCTTTAACCAGGATATCTCCACGCTTAAGATAATCTGTACCTTTAAGGAACTTAGCTTCAGTAAGAAGCATAAACTTACCAGTGTCCTTAAATCTCTTCTTCATGGTTTTAGTTGTTGGTGCATTAGTGCCATACTCTATTGGTATTCCAGCAGCTATAGTACATACTGTCATAAATGCACTGCAATCTGTCTCACACTTAGCCTTGATACCACCAAGTGAGCCATATACCTTAAATTGTGAATACAAGCTGTTTCTCTGATTTTGGTCATAACCAATATTAGGGTTATTGCATCCAGCTTCGCATATTGTAGCCATCTTATCTGCAATTACTGGGTCTACACATCTAAGAAGATATGTCCATCCACCCTTGTATTCATACCAGTTACGGATGCATACTTCTTTTCCGTTCTGATCACCAGCTGCACCATTCTGTGCTTTTCCTCTTTCATCTATTGAAGCGTGTCCTATTCGCATATTATCTCCTTTTATTCAGGAAACGCTACTAGCTTCCTAATAACGTTTCCAGTACATCCTTCTACATCATGGTAGATGATTAAATAGCTGTTTTTCCGTTTAAACTAACCGCCCCTTTCAGGACAGTGGGGGATTCGAACCCTAGTTTCTCCCATCTGCTAAATTTTTATTTAACTTAGTTAGATTGTTATATTTCTACTTCATTTTGTTCACCTCTATGGCTCAAATATCCATACTGTGCTTTCTCGTTGTTCCTCGCTCATTTATCTCAAGAAATATATTTTTATTTAACTAGGTTTAGGTTATGTATAAAGTTGTCCGATACGGAAGCAGAGCGGAACGCCATTCGAGTAGTTAGCGTAGTCGCCGTTGGCACTACCATCACTGTTGACACGACAGAAGATACGGGAATCGTCCACACGTGGAGATGACTCCCACCAAAAAACGGCAGAGCCATTTGTACCTTGATGTTTGATACGGTCTGCGTTTGTATCAAAGACAGCGTAATGTTTGTTGACGTTAGCATTTTCTGTATTAGCAGAAAAAGTAATAGCACCAAACATTTCATACTCAGTAGGTAACCAAAGTTTATCTGAATGCTCTACTAACGATGTAGATTGTGAACCAGCACTTGTCTTATGTGTTTTTTCTACAAGAACATCTTTAACTGCTTGTGGTAAAGTTTCATAGATAGTTGTATTAAGAGTTGTTCTTAAAGCACAACTTACCCAACCACCAGCATTAGTATTAGAACTATTCATAGAACGTGTTGTTTGTAAACAATCCTTCGAGATAAAATCTACAGTACCTCTTGGATAGTAAGCCCCTGCTGTGCCTTCTCCATCATTAATAGATACAAGTTCCATTACTACACGTTCACCACTTGTAAGTTCAATAGTCTTAGTATCTCCTATTTGATAGTAGTTACCTAATGTTCCTGCCGATGCTAACTGTTTAAGCATTGCCCATGAGCAATCTTCCATATTTGCTGGTACATCTCCACTTGGAATTGCTGGAAGCCAACCATTGGCTACATACCAAGATAAATTATCATTTATCTCATCTACTGCATCCTGAACATCAGTCGCCTGAAGCCCACTTGATGTATTGTCATATGATATTGAATCTGCATCAAAACTCATGTTTTCGATTGCATTTTTTACTGTTACTACTTCATCATCTAGATCATCTATACCCTTATCTAACTTATTAAGGTTAGTAGCATTAAGTGGTGTACTTGTGCTAGGGTAGTTCTGAAAATTAACTCTTGTATAAGTCTTTACTGCTGGCATTGTTTACCTTCCTTTCTATCCTAATGGATATCCTAATTTTGCATATATATCTGCTATTGATGCGTTGATATATGTTAAATCAACCTTCTGTGTTTCAAGCTGTGAAATATAGTAATAACCTACTTGTAAAGCTCCATGAGCTGTTGCTATATCTGAAATAAGTGTTGCATCGTCAACGTATGTATAAGGTACTGAAGTCTCTGCTATACCACTTACCCATATATCAGGTACTTCCAATGTGACGATATACATTGACTGGCCTACCTTAAATGCTTCAGCATCTGCATCGTTAATGGCTGTTACCATATGATCATAGTCTTCATAGCTTAATGCTAACTGCTTTCCATTAACTGCGTTGTTAAGCACGTTGCAAGCTCCTACAAGGTTTGTAGCGAGTGGTACTTGTAAATCTGATATATTACCTTCAGCTGCTGCTATAGGTGCTAACTGTTCATCTGTGTACTGCTTAGCAAGTCTAAGTGTAGGGTTCTGACTTTCAATCTCTCTTATGAAGTTCTGTATATACTCTACTGTGTAGTTCTTAGCTGCTATTGTTGTTGCTTCAGCTGCTTCTGCATTAGTTTCAGCTGTTTCAGCTTTACCCTGAGCTACTTCAGCAGCTGCCTTTGCAAGTTCAGCCATTGCCTGAGCATTTTCAGCTGCTTCTTGTGCAAGCTGCGCTGCTTGTCTTTCGTTGATTGTTTCAGCAAGCATCTGTGTTAATGCTGTATATTCATTCTGAGACTGTTCACCAGTGTTAAGTGTGTTATATACCTGGATATAAAATGCTGGTGTAGTTACAAGTGTTTCATCTAGCCATGTAACCTCAAGCTCGCATTCAACCTGACCGGCTACATTAATCATCTGTGTTGTGATGATAAACCATATGGTATCGCCTACTACAGTACAGTCGTTGTAAAATGTTCTACCATCTGACTTTCTACCTTTAACTACTGCCTTAACTACGTTGTCAAGGTTTACCATTCCACCATTATTTGTAAGAGTGACTTGCACTCGTCTGCTGTTTGTATCATTTTTCTTAACGCATATCTTTGCTTTATCAACTGGCTTATTAAGCTCAAGCGTAATATGCTGTGTAATATCTTGCTGCATTGGCTTTGCTCCTTTCTTAATTTCAGTATAAAAAAGACCCATCTTTTAAGATGAGCCTTTTTAGGAATTTTTTGTAATTATTATTATTTTTTCTTTACCCAGCCATCGATTTTCTTAAGAGCTTTTTCTCTACTCAATCCGCAAGCCTGGTATGCTGTCGCAAGTGCTGACTTCATATTGATTGCTGCTGATTTATCTGAGTTGTAAAGTTCGATGTACTGTTCTCTGTAATGGTCTGTTATTGATTTACCGCCATTAAATTTATCAGTGCTATATCCGTAATCTTTCATTTCATCTATAGCTGATATAATTGAACTTCTGCTTTTATCACTTCCATCAAAATCATCTATAGCATCGAATACTTCTTTATAATCACTCTTACCACTTTCTTCACCATCATATTCCCACTCTTGAACTTTGAAGTGTGCATCATCTTTACTGAAGCCTATTTCCTGAAGATATTCCTCAGCTGTTTCCTCAGATATGTCACCAGCTTTATAATCATCCCTAATCATATAGGTAACACTACCCTGGTCTTTTGTAACCTTTTCAGGATCAAGTGTAGAATATAGCTTATCGAACTTATCCCAGTTACCTTCTTTCATAGCTTCATATAATCTGTGATTATTCTGAGTTTTGCTTCTGTCTACACCAGCTTCAAATGATAAGAACTCACCATTTTTAATATCCTCAGCATGTAGTCTAAATGCATCATACAACTTTTCCATGTTATTAAGTGGTATACCAAAACTGAGTGATGCATCCTTCATAAGCTTCTTAAGATACTTTTTCTTATCATCAAGTGAATCTTTTGTGCCAATGTTATACAGATCGGTTCCTAAACTGGTAAGATTGTCAAATGTTGATAACTGTATTCCATACCATTTTTCTTTAGTTATCATAGCCATTATATAACTATACAACTCAGAACCACCGATAAAGGAACCAGCAAGTGAACTTCCTACATCTTCCCAATATCTCTTCATTATTGATTCTAATGTAAGTTCATCATCGTCATCTCTGAATGGGTTAAGTCTATGAAGGATAGCGTTTGCTATTGCTCTCATTCCTACGAAAGTGCAAGCTGCAACAACTTGTGATGATACAGCTCTAGCAAACTGTTTCTTTGCCTTATTATACTTAGCTTCATTCTCAGCTGTAGGGTTAGCTTTGTATTCTCTAGCCTTTGCATTAAGATTACCAGTAGAATCAATAAGTATACCTAAATTCTGCATAGGCTGTGTTTTATACATAGTAAGAAGCTTTACTAACTCACTATTGCTTCTTAAGATATCAGGTCTCTGAAGTGTAGTATAGTTAGGCTGTGTTCTTTCTACTGCCTTATTAAACACTTTAGCCACTTCCTTATAGAACTCATCAGTTCCTGGTTTAAGACTAGGATTGTCTTTACCTACTCGATACTCAGAAGCTTTCCACAAGGTTGCTACTGTAGTAACATCCATGTTTTGAATCCAGTTAGTAGCTTTTTCAACTACTTTACCAGTAACCTTGTTCTTCTGAAGCCATGTGCGCTGATTCTTAAGGTCTCCAAGTTCTTGAGTTGAATTACCAAGATTTCTGTACTTGAGAAGTGGTGTATACTTCTCCGCTGTTTCCATAATTTCTTTAGTAGTTCTACTTAATCTCCAAAATGAACCAAACTCTGTAGCAAAGTTTACACCAGCCTTTGAACCTAACGCATGAAGTATAGCATCGTGTCCAAGTTCTGCTGCAGCTGTTGGAAGTGATGCAGCCTGAGACCATGTTACCGGTATGTTAAGGGTAAGCGTTGCAGCTGCATGATTACCTCTTAAACCAGCTAGGAGTCTACTTCCGTTCTGTCTTCCCATCTGCAAATCTGTAAACAAGTCACTGATAAACTTATTACTTCTAGCACCGAACTTAGTTCCTATAGCCTTCTTTACTGAATCTTTGTAACCGCCAAGTGTTACTCCGTAAACCTTATTGAAGTTTCTTATAGGTATTGCCATTCCAGCGTATTTAGCAAGCATCTTGCTATGTGCATTAAGCACTCTATCAAGTCCTTCAAGAACTATAGGGTTACTTCCATTTACTCTTTCCTTAAGGTTGCCCCATCCTTCAATGGTTGCATCAAGCTTAAGACCTTCCATATCTGATCTAGTGAAGCTTGGGTCTGACTTTATAGGGAAGTAGTTGTCTACTACAGCCTTAGCATAACCATTGAGCTTTATAGAAGTTTCATTTATCTTCTTTCCTGAGTATTCATGGAAATATTTCTTAGCACTCTCTACCCACGCTCTTTCATATGGTGTCATATCCGCAAGGAAGCTGTTTATAGTTGTCATACCGGCTTTTTCTGCCTTAGATTTTACATCATTGTACTTCTTCCATAGCTCATCACGTTCATAAATAGTTTCAGCATTGTTAATCTGCTTAAGAATCTCACGCATTTCAGCCGTATCAACAAGCTTAACTACTGTTCCTCTTGTATATGCATCAGCTATCTTTCCTTGCTGGTAAAGCTTTTCGTTAGGAAGAGTAAGACCGCCATACATAATATGCTTCATGTTTTGGTCATTCATCATATGAAGTGCAAGTGAAGCTCTAAATGACTGAGGAACTTTGATTGTATTACCGTTCTTATCCTTAAATGGTGTTTCTATCCAGTCCTTCTTATTATCACCTTTGAACTTATCTGCAAGCTTCTGATTCTCACTTCCTTCAAGAACATCTCTCATAAGGTCTGATACATCAAATTCTATCTGCATCATCTTATGTGAGCCTTCATTAAGGTCTTCATACAGCTTATTTAACGCTGAATCATCCTTATAGCCTGATATTCTATTAAAGAATCTCTCTGCATTAACTGAAGCTGTAAGATAGCTGTTAGCCATATTAGCAAGCTTGCCATCACCTACACCCTTAGTTGCATTAACATCTTCAATAATACTCTTTCCAGTATCATAGATATTAGCTTTAATGTTTGAATCTATGAACTTAGACATATTCCTTATCTGTGTCTGAAGTGCTTTACAGATATCGAATACTTCCTGAAGCTCATTCTGTGATAACTTAGCTATGCTTCTTCCTTCAAACAGTTTACCAAGTCGGTCAATCATCTTCTGAAGGTTAGGATCATAATCAGGATTTACTTCCTCACCGTATCCCTTCTTTATAGCTTCATACTTCTCACTAAGCTTTCTTAGCTTCTCAGCCATATTGACTGATTTTCCAGTATTAAGGTCGATATTGTTAAGAACATCTATTGTAGCGTTTACAAGTCCTACTGGTACATGGTGTCCTTCTGTAGGGTTAGTTATACGCTTAGACAAGTCGTTGACTATTGACTTTATCCTATTTCTAAGGATTGTCTTCTGTCTGCTTTCAGCTGCTTTAAGCCTTGCGTGCTTTCTCCATATCTTGCCTACTTTAATATCATCCTGAAGCTTAAGTATTCTTCTTCTGTATCTATCCAGGTCTCTGTCGATATCAGCAGTAGCTACTCTATCCATAGCGTTTATCTCACGCTCAGCTTCAAGTCTCTTAAGCTCGTTTCTGAGCTTATCGAGCTGTATCTTACTCTCTTCCTTCTGCTTATTAATGATTTCTTTATAAGCCTTCTCTGAAGCAGCCTTATAGTCTTCTATCTGCTTCTTCATCTGCTTAGTAATATTCTCTACACCATTCAGCTTAAAGTAGTCAGTATAGATATTAAGTGCAAGGTCGTAAGCCTTATCTGAAGTTGACATACCGCTGTTATCACCGATATCTCTCATTGAATCCAGTGCATCAGCTAAAGCAAGTATCTGTGTGTTGCTGTTCTCGTCAGGATCTAAATAGTAACCTGATGCTTCACATATATCTTGCCATAGCGAATCAATATTCTGACCGTTGTCAGTCACATTGATTCGTGAGCCTATAGCCTTTCTGAAGGTCTTCATACTTCCGTATGTATTAATTACTTCAGCTCTCTGCTGGTCGTTAAGTCTTATGTTTAAATCCTTAACATACTTTCTGAAGTCGTCATACTCAGCAAGTTCATTACTCTGTTTTTCAACTATTGGCATAGCTGCATCACGCATTACTCGGAGCATATCATCATAACGAACATTGTCTCTGTTATTCTCGATGTATGCGAATATAGATTCAATGTTATTTGCTATATATTCTTTGCCAGTAGAAGTGCCATACTCTCTCTGATATTTCTCAGCAAGTCTAAGTGCATCTGCGTGAGTGAAGTGAGCCTTACCAGCTTCCTTAAGTTTCTGAAGGTCGTTGAAGCCTTCCTTAAGAATATCAGCAGTATTCTTTGCACTTGTCTGTGCTTCTGAGTTCTCCCATGTATCTTCATTGAAGAAAATGTCATCATCTGCATCAGTGTACTTCTTTGAATACTTAACACCGGCATCCTTCTCAAGTGCTTCTATCTTTGCTCTTTCAATCTCTTCGTAAGCACCTATAGCATTAGCAGCAATTCTCTGTATCTGTTCAGCTTCCTTATCATCTACTGCATATTCGTATGGGTTCTCATACATCTCTTTAGCTATATCAATGTATGTAGTGTTACCCTTTGCAATATCTGCTGCAATATCACCAGCGTTATCAATATTAAAGCCTTCATCTATTGCATTGTAGTCATCTAGGAAGTCTGCAAGTGGTAAAATGCTTTCAGCTACTGGCATATAGCGGTCTACTTCTCTGAAATCTTTTACCTGGTCATCAAGTGACTTCTTAGATTCCTTAGTATCGTTTACATTTTGTTCAGAAGATGATATACTATTATCAAAGGATGACTGTTGCTGGGCATTAGCTAGACTATTGTCTTTGACTACCCCAGCGTGTGCAGTGTCCTTTTTGTTTTCATCGAAAACATATTCATTTCCATCAGGTGTAATAATTCTATGCATTTTGTAATATCGTCTAGTTGTTTCTTTTATTACAACTGCCATATTACCTCTTTTACCATTAACAACAACTGGTGCTGCAAAAGTAACTGATCTTACACCTCTATTATCATAATTCTTGTTATCTTTAATTTTAATTCCTTTTTCTACTACATCCGGAACTAACTCCATAGCAGCTATTTCAGCATTATCAAAATGTCCGTAGTTACTAGCTTTTTTAATATCTTTTTCAGTTATTTCATAAGTTCCTAATCCTTTTTTATAAAAAATATGTCCTATTTTATTAAACTTATCATACAAATATTTCAAAATATTGTTTCTACTTGTATTTTGAGGGATTGAAACATTTATGTCAGCAACTGGTGTCATTTTATTAAGCTCATTTTGATATTCTCTAATATCTCTTTTTATGTCTCTTTTTGAAGGTTTTACTTCTTCTTCAGATTGTTTTTTAGAGAACTTTACTTCATCATGGCTATTAAGTTTAGCTAATCTGTCTGCTTCATCACCAGCCTTATACTCTTCATAAGGTATACCAGCCTTTTCAAGTGCTTCTTTGAGTTCTGCTGAAGAATTATCAGGAATAAGTACAGTTCTTATTTCATCAAAATTAACTATTCTTTCAGGCTTAGATTCAAAGTATTGGATTGGTAACTCTTGTAAACCTTTTTTTAGCTCTAATACTTTATCGAAAATCTCAGGTGCAAACTTAGTTTCATCTTTAGCAAATACGCTTCTTGCTACATCTTCAGTAATTGTAGTCTTCTTTAATAGCTTTGCTAAAGTTTCATTAATATCCTGATCTGCTGTCCAGCCTGACCATCCATTAGCTGCTTTAATAGCACTATCAATATCAGTAATAATAGTATTAAGTTCACTAAGTTTTGCATCTACTTCTTCACGCTGAACCTTATTGAGCTTTCCTTCATTTTTCTTGATATCTTCAATAGATTTATACTCTTTAGTAATAGCACCTCTGAGATTGCTTGCACCGCCGAACCATCCCTTTATTGCATTTTTATCTTTAAGCATTAGCTTAAGCATATTTTCAGCGTTGTATGGGATATGGAGCTGTTCAAAACTTCTTCTACCATTGTTGGTAACTTCACTTACATTAGGTTTTCTGAAGTATTCACCTTCATACATATCAGCATCGTTTATTGCATCTTCAATAAACTTTCTGAACTCTTCTTTATTCTCATTGATATATTTGTTTACATCTTCTCTATATGCGTTTTTATCCCATTCAGTTCTTACTTGATCATTAACAATATCAAATATATCCTGATATAAGTTCATGTATGTTCTAACATATGCATCATCTTTATCTTCTAAGAACTTATTAAGATTTTCAGCTGAATCATCTATATGTTCAAGCATCTCTACATATTTTGCTCTACCCCTATTAACAAATGATAATTTTGATTCAGGATATGCAGCTTCAGCTAACTTTTTCTTTAATTCTTCATTGTTTGCAACTGAATATACAGAAGATGCGTTGCTGTCTTTTAAGATGTTTAATATCTCAGCTGTTCTTGGATGATGCCAGTTAGTATATGGCTTCTTTTCAATCTCAACACCATTGTCTTTAATAAACTTTTCTTTTACCTGGTCATTATCAAGGAATTGTCTAACAATATCCTTCATATCCTTTTGGAATGTACTTGAATAGTCACCTGATAAACCTAGTTTGTCATGTAAAGCATTTAATTTCTGTTGATTAATTTTCTTTACTGTATTAGGTGCTGTAGAAGTCCAAGCATCACCCAAATAACCTCTATTAGCTTTGTTTAATTTTGGATCAATAGTATTCCTATCGAATAGAACTGATATAGTTCCAAAACTACCAGGGTTATACTCAGGCTTTGTTACCGCAATAGGAGGCATAGGAAAACCACCTAACTTAAGGGTTTTAAGTAGGTTTTCTTCTGATATATTGTGAGCAGCAATTAAGTCTTTAGTCTGTTCAATAGGCTGCTTCATTGAAAACTTCTCAGCTGGTTCATACTCTAATCTATCTGAGAATACGACACCATTTTCAGTTTTTGTTGTTGGGTATTTTTCTCTTCTTTCTTCTTCTGTTAATTCTGATCTATCTTCTGTATCTCTTGCTTCAATTTCCCCAGCTGTCATGTAATATAACTCGCTTGCTAAGTCTTTTCTTACAAGATTGTCTTTTGCAAGCATATATTCAAACTCTAAATCCTGATATCTGTCCATAAGTTTAGGATATTTGTCATACAGCTTTTCTTCTATCTTATTTGCCTTATCAAGATAGCTTTCATTCTGAGTTTTACTAAATTCTTTCAGCAAATTATCATATACTTCATACTGGTTTTTAAAGTCTTCAGAATGGTCTAAAATACTTTTCATTTCTTTCTGAAGGTATTTATATTTATCATATTCAGCAGTATCTTTAACCTGAACAAGTGGATTTTCATAAAAATCAACACTTGCCCCAGGAGACATACTTTCCATTCTCTGAATAGCGTGCTGCATTTCATGTAAAAGCACTTTTTTCAAGCCTTTTATATCCATTTTGTATTTTTCATCTACAACTATTTTATTTTCTACTGGTTTATAAAAACCTTCCTTAGCTCCATTAAGTCTTTCAAATGAAACTCTGACAAGTCTAAGTGTTGGATAAGACTTAAATAATTTATCGTGAGTGATAACATCATCAAGTCTTAAATCCTTCTTAGTAAGGTATTTATTAAACAAAGTATCAAACTCGTCTCTGAATCCTTCATATTCTTCCTGAGATACATTTTCATAAAGTAATTTATTTTCTAATTCTTTATATCTCTGATAATCTTTGTCATTAAGGTACTTTGCATCACCTCTTGGGTATACCTTCATATCATCATCGCTGATTTCAAATCTCCACTTACCATCAGCACCTCTGAACCAGCCAGTATTTTTGAAAATATACTGATAACTCTTGCCTTCATCTAATAGTTTCTCACCTTTAATCAATTCTTCTTTGTTATAGTCTTGAGCCATATAACTAGCGAAAGAATACTTAATTACATTAGCTTCTTTAGTGAAGTCTATTGAACTATCAGCCTTTGTTGCAGCTTCATAAGCATTTACCCATAAATCCCTTATTTCCTCATACTTAGCAAGGTTCTGCTTTTCAAGGTTCTTCATTATTCTGCCTTCAGCTGTTCTTGGGTCTGCTGAACCGAATAACTTCTTTAAGTCCTTAATTGTCTGATTGAGCCAAGAGATAATCTTGTTAGCAAGGTTCTTGTCATTCTTACATACTCTATCAATAACTTTCTTATCACTAAGGAAGTTCTCAGCTGCATCTGCTACGATTTCTTCATCAATTTCATTGTCTGCATAGCCTTGCTTCTTCTTAGCTTCTACAAGTCCTTCATACTGTCCTGATTCCTTAAGGAAGTCTATTACAGCCTTCTCATAGTCGTTGTAAAGGTTTGTTTTTTTCTTGAAGTAGTGAGTAAGTTCGTGAGAAAGTACAGACATAAGAGCCTTATCAGCATGAGAAGAAAGCACAAGGTTATTTGTGCCTACTAACTTACCATTGTATTCTGTATTGTTGTCTTCTATTGTAATGTTAAGGCCACTGTTAGAGAACTGACTTGCTATAGCATTGACTACGTTTCTTTGTGGATCACTAGCAACTACTTCACTTCTCTGATTCTCTTCCTTAACTCCGTATGCATACATATCATTAAAGAATGAAGCTGGAAGTTTCTTAGCATAGTAACCAACATCACCACCCATATTCTGAAGTGATTTAACTGTGCTTATAAGAGTTGATTTATCTGTACCAGCATCAGCCTTACCAGCCTTAATCATTTCAGTAGTGATAGTGTTATATGCCTTAAGGTTCATTGCTGGGTCAAAGTTCTGAATATAAGCCTTTGCACTTGCTCCATCATTGAATAATGTTGTTGCATTGCTTATAACTACACCTAACGCACGATTCTTTACATAAGGGTTATTAACCTTGTTACCATCGTTAGTAACAATCTGTATATTTCCCTCTTCATCGTTAACTACATCCTGGATATCATTAAGTGATTCAATAGGCATAGTTCCTAATCTTTGCTGTGCATTTCTTGCATAGTTAGAGAGTGCAACTACTTTCTTTGATTCATCTGCTGTTTCTACGTTGTTTTCTGCCCCATTCTCAGCAGTTTCAGTGCTAGGTGTAACATTCTGTGTCTGAGTTGAATTAACGTTATTCTTGGTCAATTTTAAGGCATCGTTTACAGCTAACTGTCTTTCATACGCTGCATCTAAATCACCTTTAGTAATATCAGACAATACCTTTCTTACTGGTTCAGTCTGAGCAATATCGTATTCATCTTCAGTAAGATCTACTTGTGCAATAGTTTTAACAATAGCAGCCTTTGCTTCTTCAACCTCTTTCTTACTTACACCTTCATCAATAAGTTTGTTTTCAATCTGCTGGCCTATATTGTTTTCATCAATAGTATCTCTAACTGTTTTATACTTCTCATAAGCATTAGCAGTACCATTCACTACCTTTTCAGCAAGTTTAGCTAACTTAGAATCCTTTGAATTGACTGCTATATTAGCAATAGTCTTCTGTGCTTCTTCACTTAACTGGTTAGTGTTCTTCATTCCTACCGCTGTAGTAACTGCACCATGATAAGCGTTAGCAAGTCCACCGGAGCCAGCACCAGCACCAAAGTCGTAAGCTGCTTGCTTAAGATGGTCGTTGAATACTGCATACTGAGCATCTTCTTCACTCATGCCCTTAGCCATATATGCTTCAATCTCTGACTTAATCTGTCCTCTATCAGATAACTGTGAGTAAAGAATATCAGCAATGTCATTGATTACATCTGATTCAACTTCTTCAACACCTTCAAATAAAGCTGATTTAAGAATCTGTCTTATGCCCTTCTTATCAGCTGAGAAGATTTCTTCCATTGGAATCTTTTCTGTTATGATTTCAGCACCACCAGCAACTGTAGACATAACCATTGCATCTGTCGCTGTGTAGCCTTCATTAAGAAGCTGCGTATATGTTTCATTAGCAGCTTCACCACCCATAAGGATAAGGCTTAAGTTGTTGTTACCAAAACCTAATCTATTAGAAAGAACCATATCACCCATAGATGTTCCTACATCATAACCAAACTTAAGAAGAGGATTGTCTATGTTGCTTCTAACAGTTCCACGCATAGTTGTATTCATCTGTGCTGGAAGGTTAGCAAGTGAGTTTTCATCGTTAGGATTCCCACCGATATACTTAAGTGCATTATCAATTTGTCCTATTGCTTCTAAAGGCTTAAAAGCTATAGAAGAAGCTGTAGCTAAAATAGGATGTTCTTCAGCGTATTCCTTTGAGAATCCAGCAAACATAGCTGTTCTCTTCGCATCAAGTCCAAGTGTATCAAGATACTTGTTAGCTTCTTCATTGGCTTTACTATTAGCCATTGTTTTAGCTTCTTCTTCAGAAGCACCACTGTTAATAGCTTCTTCATATGCCTTGTCGTATGTAGTGTTATATAAGTAGTTATAGTTCTGCTGTTCTTCCATAGAAGCATAGAAGGTATCATCAAGTGCATCTGTGATACCTGAACTATTATCATTTATTGAAAGATAATTAGCTGAAGCATCTAAGGCCTTATCCTTTTCAATCTGATTACGTTCAGCAAAGTCTTCATTCTTACGATTTCTTTCAACTAAAAGCTGATAACCTCTATTGCCTATAGATTCCTTAAGTGCATCTTCATCAAAATCTTCAAGCATCTGCTTGTCATAATTAAGGTTAGCTTGTCTTGCTATACTATTAGCCACACCAGGAGCTGGTATTAACTTATTTACACCAACACCTAATAAACTATGCATGAGTTTTTCACCACCATAGTTATACTGTTCTGTATCTCTTCTTAACTGTTCTACTTCTTCTTCAGTAAGGCCAAGTTCTGCTGCTTTGCTTTCAAGTGCTGCATCATACTTTTCTTTATTCTTGCTTAAATCAAGGTTTGTCTTAGCCCTTTCGTAGTCATACATAGCCTTGTTGTATGCTGCTTTATCTGTGTCAAAAGGTGAAACATTGTTAAGATTTTCTTCAGCTTTCTTTAATTCTTCTGATCTATAGTCATTAGCTGCAAACGCTTCATCGAATATACCCTGAACTTTAGGGCTAACATTACTGCCTTTTCTTTTTACATTGTTATCAGCAAGTACCTGGTCAACATCTATTTCATCTTTAGATCTTAAAGAATTTTTTCTGTCTTCATAATGCTTACGATTAAGTTCTGCTATTTTAGAATAATCTGCATTGTTTGTATTCTGATTATCATTTTTATGAAGTGAATCATAATGCTTTCTATTAAGTTCTATAGCTTCATCATATGCGTTACTGTTATTCTTAAAATTGCTATTCTTCTTCATAGCATCAAAGAAGCCTACGTTATTAGTAGTGTTTCTATTAATAGCAGTATGTGTACCATTATTATTTTGTATATATCCGTTATTCTTTTTCATTACATCGAAAAAGCCCTTGTTTTCTTTTGGACTTTCACTAGCCATCTGAAAACGAGAAGAAGAGCCTTGGTCTTGGCTCTTCTTTTTCTTCTTTTTATCTTCATCGTAATATGTATATCCCATTGTTATACTCCTTAATACTCACTAATCATCTTCATAACTTCTTGCTGTGATATTCCAGCATATCTTGCTATCTCAGGAATACTTAGCTTGTCAAATGACATACCTAATTCTCCTGAAATTGAATTAGCTTCTTCTTTAGATATCTCGCCTTCACTAGCAAGTCTTAAAAGATGTCCCATTGCAGCATTTTCACCATCAGGGCCATAAGTATTATTCATAATGTAGAAAGCGTAGTTATAAGCATCATTCTGAGTTCTTTCTTTGTAATCCTCTCTAGCTTGCTTGAAAGTATCTACTTTTTCTTCCTCAGCACCCTTACCAGCCTTTGCAGCACCCTTACCAGCCTTTGCAGCAGCCCTAGCAGCAGCGGCAGCTTTAAGAGCATATTCCTTAGCCCACTGTTCATCTGCTACCTTGTCTCTTTCCTTCTGATAAGCAAACTGCTGATTCCACTGGTCATCTGCTACACTGTCTCTTGACATTTGATATTCAGACTTAAATGCATCACTAGCAGCGTTATAAGCATTCTGATAAGCTGTGTTATCATCTGCCTTAGAATCTCTGTAAGACTGATAATTATAGTTTCTGTCATCGTTAGCGACACGATAATTGAACTCGTTTTCTCTGAAGTCCTGATCCCAAAGAGTTTTATAAGCATCAAGGCCATAACTTCTATCGTTCTGCCATATACCCATTTTTGCATTCCACTGACCAAACTCTCTATCTTCCTGAGAACCTACAGCACCATACTTATTCTGAAGTTCATTGCCTTCCATCTGATACTTTTCCATAGCAAGTTTCTGTAATTCAGGTATCTTGTCGTTAAGTTCCTTAAGATAGTTCTGATAAGCCTGAGAACCGGCTGTTTCTGCGTAAGTATTGCCATACCCACCAGTTAATGCACTAGCCTGAGCTATAGTGTCCTTCATAGCAGTCTTTCCAGCTTGCATATACTGGTTCTTATAGTTCTGATATAGTGGGTCTGCGTTGAAGTCGTAAGAAAATTCTTTCCTATTTACAATCTGATCTAACAGATTATCAATAGTTCCCTTATACTGCGACTGATAGTCATCAGGTCTCTGTGCTAATATGTCTTGCCACTGCTGATACGCAGTCTGTGTGTTTGCTGTTGGTTTAAACTGTTTATATGGATTGTTAGCAGTAGCCTGAGCCTTAGCGTATGCATCCTTAGTCTGCTGACTTACATACTGGTTAGCTGCGTTCTGCACTGCTTCATTCTGAAGATTTCTAACTTCTACTATCTTCTTAGTAGCGTTAGTGCTTGCTTGTGATGCCATGTTCTATCTCCTTCCTACTTTTTATCATCAATTTGTCTGATTAATTCGTTTTCATGCTCATTAAGTTTCTCTATGAGCTTGTATATATATGCATTCATCTCTTTTATTACTTTGTTAGCTTCATCCAGCGTTGTAATATCCTTCTGAAGCACTCTTGGATATTCGTAAGGCATCATACTTCACTACCCCTTTCAAGTTCTGTTGCAATGGAATATATCTTAGTCATTCCCTTACCTTCTATTCTTAGTCTGTAGTGGTCACATCTCTTAACTTTAAGAGGTAAAGAGAATGACTTCTTACAGTCTGATATCCTATTAAAGAGTTGTTCCCACTCGCCTGAAGAATCGTACATAATTGATATTGTTATCTCGCTTGATTCTTCCATCAGCATACGAACTATAATCTTTGTTACATATTTCTCATATGGTGATTCAAGGCCTAAATCTCCACTTTCTGCGAACCACTCAACTAAGTCTTCACTAATAGTTGTGGTTGAATATCCAGGGAAGAGATTATCTGAAGGATAGTAATACAGCGTATCCCATGACATACCAGGATATAACGCTGTATCACCACTATATGAAGGGGAAACCCATAGCTTATTGTTCTTATCGCACATATAGATACCGCCTTCATATGAAGCAAATCCTACTGCTCCTACGTTATCTTCTATGTGCCATATGCCCTTTTCTGTGTCATATACAAACAAGTGATACTCAAAGTTTCTGTCTCTCATTGAGACATAGTATTTATTCTTATAAGCACCGCCTACTGCTAGGTCGTACTTCTCTGTTCCAAATACTGCACCGATATTAGTAGGCATAGTTCCGTTGTATACGCATACACCATCAACGCTCTTGTAATAGAGTGATTCGTTGATAATCACTAGGCTTCTTTCAGAGCCTTCCTCTACACCCCTTAAGGCTGTCCAAGATATCTGAAAGTTAGAAGGCTGAGTACCATATAGCTTATGTACTCCACGTTCCTTAAAGAAGAGAACATATCCACCATAGGCTATTGCACCAGTGAACTTTCCATCTGTCGCTATAGTTGCTGCATATGAATCTGAAGCTATACCACCGAAGTAGTTCCAGTTTGCTGGATCACCTAGCTTAGATACATAGATTTCATGGTTTGCACCGCTGCATCCATAAAGTCTGTTGTTGTACTCACATACAAAGTCCATATCAGGAACTTTCCTTGAGAATGTCATGGTATGGGTGTTTGTATATGTGCCTACATCTAAAAGGCCAATAACAACGATATAATCATTGCCTTTAGCCTGAATAATCATTGAAGTATTGAAGTCTTCATAATCACAACCGGTTATCTTAACTGCATCATCTTCATTGAAGAACTCACCAACGTGAGAACCGGCTATCTTTACATAAGTTGTTGGAACTGATACCCACATAGACTGATTAGTTGAGTATTCCTTCAATACTACTGGGTCACTTGAAGTATCAAGCCATAACTTATCGTGTGAAGGTTCTGTAGTTCCTACATATAATTCAGTGTTGTCATACACTGTTCCATCCATCTTACATAGGCTTAAAGTACAACTAGCACAACTTACTTCCTTATTAAGAGTAATAATCTCGTGTGATTCAGTGTTGTACGCTATGCAATCAGGGAAAACGCAAAGTAAAGCACCCATTCTAACGAACTGTCTATAATCAGCGTTCATTGTTAAAGTGGTTACTTCACGAGTATCTACATATAATTTGTTGTCATCTACCCAATAAAGGTGTTCAGAACCATCAAGGCCAGTGCAATCAGTTAATTGAGCAGCAAATCCTCTTATATCTCTAGGTGATAACATTGGATAGTTGTCAGAAGTCATATTCTGCATATCGTACATCTGACCATTGCCAATTCTTGCATTATGGTTATAGCCATTGAATATGCTTGTTACCGTGGTAGATAACGCTTTATTAGGGATATCTTGTAATTGTGATAGTTTCATAGCTTAAAACCATTGTCTTTCTTGTGCTTATGGTTCTTGTTGTACCAGTTAGCGTATTCCTGGTAAGCTACGTTATACATAGCCATATCATTGTTGTATCTAACTGTTTCTCCGTTCCAATAGTCAATCTTTGCTGCAAGCCAATACTCATAAATCTTTTCATATGGCTCGCCTACAATAAGTTCTAGTGAAGGGTCTGTCTGTTCACTGTAAGGATTCCAGTCTATAGGTTCTTCATCTTCATTAAACTCATGTGTTGCAATGATTTCGTTATAAAGTTTTCCATCTAATTCACTTAACCAGGATATCTTCTGAGGATATGTGTACTGGTTAGGTTTTAGATTATCTATATTTGAGATAGCTTCTTGTAAAGTCATCGTTATTTTCCTCTTAAAATGGGGGGAATATCCCCCCAACAATTAAACCTTTTCTGCTTTCTTCTGTGCTTCTGCAATAAGGTCTGCAACATGATTGTCCATAGCTTCTGACTGCTCAATAATCATTGCAATACCTTCAGGTACTTCTACCTCTACACCACGCTGAATAACGTAGTTATGACCATTTCTAGCTACAAAAAGGTCATCCTTATACTTTCCGTTGTCCTTGAAAAGTTTAATCTTTACCATCTTTTCATTAAGTGGGTTGCTTGCTACATTCTTTTCTTCTGCTTTTGCCATTTTTATTTTCCTTCCTTTCAAAATAGGGAGAGCTTTTACACTCTCCCTTATTGATTAGTTAGCAGCTGCTGTTGAAGAGTAGCTTGAAAGTGATTCAATACGAACCATATACTGCTCAACAAGTCTTTCAGCTGTCTTAATAGCCTTCCAACCTACAGTAGCACGCTGGTTAAGTGGGTCTGTTGTACCGCCTGAGCCAAGCTGCTTAACAATATGCTGAAGACCACCACCATGTACTGAAGTCTTACCAAATGCATGAGCGCCAAGTACGATTGTTCCGTATACTGCGAGATTTCCACTTCCACCATCTGATGGACAAGTAGCATCCTTCCAAATCTTTGCTTCAGTAGATTCAATGAATCTAATGTTGCCGATTTTACCGATTTCACCATCATAGATAGCTGTAGGGTCTGCGTACTTGTGGATATCAATCCAAGCTGGGCTTGAGATAAGGTCATACTTTGTATCAGGATGGATGATTGCAACGTATGAATCATCAATGTAGTCAGCATTCTGTGAAGCTAATGCTCTTGCAGCCTGATTGAAAAGGTCTACTGTGAGCTTATCTGAAGCTGTGAGTGCTGCTCTGTTTGCTCTACCACCGGCATAGATTACGTTTGTACCACCAGCAAGAACATCTCTTGTGATAGTATCAAGTGTTCTACCAGCCTGAGAACCGAGAAGCTTTGTAGCCTGAACTACGTTCTTATCGATTGCAGTCATTAAGAGTACATCTGACATCTCAATGAAGTCACCGTACTGATGAATCTCTGCTGTGATAGTTGATACGTTAAGTGTGTTACCAGTAGGTGTTACACCTTCTGAGATTGGTGTAAGAGCCTTTGCAAGTGGTGAATACTTACGGAACTCGATTACCTTACCACCATTAGCTGGGATATCGTAATCATCACCGAACTGATCATGTACTAACTTAGGTTCTGCGAGGTCAATAAGTCTGTCCTCGTAGTATGTCTTCATTTCTGCGGAAAGTCCGCTATCAGTAGTCTTGTTTGTTACAAAGAACTGTAAGTTAAAATACTTTAATGCTGTGTTTGTCATAGTTTCCTTCCTCTCTGTGTAAGAGGTTAAAGAACTATCTTCTCACCTCTTAACACTCTTCTTTCTATTTCTGCTCTATCCGCTTTAGTAAACGAATGAACATCTGATTTTGTAAGTGCTGAAGCTCGTGAGGAAACACCATTCTCTAATGGTCGTGAAGCCTTACTCTGAAGGTTGTTAGCCATCTTCTCTGTGACTGCTTGTGCTGTCTTAAACATTGCACCGCCCATCATTTCATCAAAGTGAACTGCTTTATAAGCAGCTTCAACCGAACCATTATGCTTAAGTATTGCTACAAAATCGTCATTTGCTGCTTCTTCAGCAAAATCAACATTAAGACCATACTTTTGATTAAGTTCTGCTGTCTGCTCCATCCACTTAGAATAGATCTGCTGGCTCATCTGCTGTCGTTCAGCTTCTTGCTGTGCATTACGAAGGTTAGCGTTTTCACGTTCTAACTGCTTCATCTGCTTAAGCTGCTGAACTGTAAGCCCCTTATCGAGTGCTTCTTCCTCATAATATGCATCATCATCTTCAATGGCTTTAACAAGTCCTTGCACATCTGAACTGTCTTTACCATATTTTGAAGCGAGCATATCGAGCATTGGATTGAGGGCATTGAGCTTTTCTTCATTTGCTTTAGCTGATGAGAACCTTTTGTTAATGATGTTCTGCACTCGCTTATCAAATTCATCCTTGTACTCACCTTTGATAAGGTTTTCAAAGTTTACAGCCTTGTCCTCTGATGCTGCGGTACTAGTCATCACTTCAGGGTCGTTACCCTGACCGCCCATGTCGTCTGAGCTTGGTTTTCCATACTGCACATTGGCGAGTGGATTGCCTTTACGACCTCTTGTTGGAGAGCCGACCTCACTTACTGGCTGTTCAGCATTTATACCGCTAGTTCCAGCAGTGGCAGAACCTGAGCTTGTGCTTGCTCCTTCCCCACCACCTTCACCAAAATACTGAAGGTTAAGTTTTAATTTCATACCATCGTTCCTTTCCGAAGTGTCAAACTATAAGGCTTTCTGCCCTTGTTAAATCCATAATAAAAAAAAGGCCTTGCACCATGCTTAGCCTTTTTAGGAAATTTTTATATATTTTTTATAATTTTCTTGCAATAAATCATAGCCTTGTGTGATAGCTTCTATGCCTTCTTCCACACTGTTATGAATCAAGTCACATTCTAGGCATATATATCCGTCTTTTTCTCTTATATGCGTTGTGAAGTTTATGATTCTGCCTTTATCTGCTTGATTCTCCATGTAGCTTATCAGCGTAAAGGTAAGGGTTGATAATGCACAGCATACCAAGTCCTTACCATATTCTGCTGAATCTGCGTGACCGTCTATCACTATTTTGAAATGTCTATCACTGATAGACTTTGTTATTTCTGTCATAGCTTATGAAGGTGTTGCTGCATTCTGTGCCTGATAGCGCATCTTATCAGCCTGAGAACCTTCACTCTTGTCTATGTCTACTGCCTTACTGTTAGTTTGTATGTTATTAACTCCTTCATCAGTATTCTGAGCCATATTAGCTGCGCCTTGTGCCATCTGTGGGTTTATCATTGCAGCCATCTGAACTATCTGAGCTTGTAACTGCTGAACCATATCGAATAGTGTCTGATTCTGCTGAACTCTTTCAATAATCTTGTCCTTATTCTCAAATTCCATCATGTTAAGGCAAGCAAGTGTTTGGTCTGCGTTATTAGGTGCGAAGAATCCAAGATTATAGAACTGTAATGCTAGTTCATTATTACTCATCTTAGAATATGCACTCTTCTTAGCCGGTGCTACAGATAAGTCAAATATAGGCAGTCTACTTCCTAGATCTATTCCAAACTCTGTGCCTTGCTCTTGTGGTTTGAGCTGTGAGTTATCAAAAGACTGGAACTGAATATCATTAGAAGTGTTACCAGTAATACGGAACATTCTAGGTTCATCATAGAACTGTCTCATAAGTTCGATAACAATATTACATATCTCAGTAAATGCCCTATAAGTTCCCTTATTGATATCTCTTGAACCCTTTGAACCAGCTTCCTGAAGCGCAGCTATAGCTGATGCAGCTGTTACACCTGAAGAGGTTGAACCCTGGTTTACATCTCTGTTACCACTTGTTTCCTTAAGCTCATTAATTTTATTCTCAAGAACTGTAACATAAAGCCCATTAAGGTTAGTCTGTGTCATAGGCCTTATAGCATCTTCTCCAAGATTACCACTTACACGAACTAAAGGTTTGTCTGTATCAAGCAATTCTTCTTCATTGATACCGCCATCTTCTCTTACAAAGTATCTAGGCTTGCTATTTACCAATGCGCTGTTAAGAATAGCATCATCTAATCTGTCTATGTATTCCTGAGCATTCTTCATTATGTCGATAAAACCAAAGCCTACTGGTGTACCTTCTTCCGGGAAGAGAGTATCGAACACAAAAGGATATAGGCCATGGTCATAGTAACCGGTATCTCTGTATCTTTCATCGTTCTCAGATGCATATAGCACTGTTCCATTAACATACTTGCAGTAATGCACTATTGTTCGAGTTGTGTTTGTTTCAAGTGCATTCTGTGAAGGAACATCTATCTTGTAATACCAGTCCACTACAGCACTCATATCTGTAGTATCTACAGTATCGTCATATATGTACTTTGATACATCTATGCTAGGATAAGACTTATTTACTATTTCGAGGTCAGGATAAGCTTGTTTTAGCCTTTTATTGCTTATCAGCTGAACTACAAATAGATTCTCACTATCCTGGATATCTGTTATGCCTGATTCCCAAAACATATTAAGGATATCCATCTTCTTAATCTCTATATCACCTAAGCCATTATTCTTGTTGCTGTTCCAAAAGATACCGTATACACCAGTTCCTTGCTTAAGTTTGTACCATGCTTCATCATTAAATGTCTGTTCAAACTTATTCTGCTCAAGAACTACTGGCAGTATGCTTGTTAATATCTTTGAAGTAGCTTCATCATCTGCAGCTCTTGGAAGTACAGTAGCTTCAGGATAGTTATCCATGATATCAGCGTGCTTGTTTACTAAAGAATTGAAAAGCCACTGAGAAGTTGCAGCTTTAACATTCTTCTTAAGCTCACTTTCATCCTTAAACTCTTCCCAGTGTCTACCCTTGTACCACTGTTCATTAGATACTATCTTCTGTTCAAGATTAGATTTACCAGCCTTGTACTTTTTGAGGATTTCATCAGCCTTAGCTATTTCCTCTTTACCTATAATCTTAGGACTTTCTTCTGCTCCGTACTGCGTATGATCTGCATTATGAGCATTAAGTTTCTCACGCTCAGTCATAGCTCTTTTAACTTCATCTAGTTCAGCCTGAGCTTGCATAGCTTCTGCATCTAACTGAGCTTGCTGCATATCTCTCTGCTGCATTCTCTGCATTGTTGCAGCCATTTCCTCTTCAGTAGGTTTCTTTATCTTGTCAGCCATTATCTTACTCCTTTATGTACATAATCTGCTGTTGTGGTTTATATACCGGTGTAGTATCTTTGTTCTTTATATCAAGCTGTTCAACCAGCTTATCATTAGAAGTATCTCGCCTGATTGTAGGTGTTAATGGATGCTCCATAAGTACATACCTTATTGCATCATATAAGTGGTCTTCTTGTTCTGTATCTATATCCTCAAAGTGAGTTGTTGAGTAAACAAGGTTAGGAAGTGTTCTGATAGTTCCCTTACAAGTATTAAATATCTGATACATACAGTCGCCTTCATCATCAAATGCGAATCTGTAGTGATACTGCATCTTGCCTGGTAATCTTTTATGGTCTCCCTTCTCAAAATAAAGAAAGTTTGGAGACCTTTCCATCATCCTAGCAACGGATTCACCTCTTGATTCATCAAAAATTGCTGGGTCTGCAATTCTATGTATTGTTTTGCCTTTAAGCAGCTCATGTTCTTCTTCATACTGCCTTAAGTGGTGAGCTTGTGTTACTGGGTCTTCTTGTGTACCAGTGTTAGCAGTCTCTGTACAGAAATAGTATTCACCTATCTGATATAGCTTGCCCTTTTCATCTACTGCAAAGTAAACGCTTGCTGAAGGCTTTGCATAACCAAAGTCGAATCCTTGATATATTCTCCAATGACCAGGAATCTTAAATGGATTGATAACGTGTGTCCATCTTCTATCATCATAGTGAGCTGGGTCGTTCTTCCATTCTGTAAATACCTGACCGCTGAATGAATCCCATGAACCATATAGCAATGCGTTTCGTTCTGCTTCAGGAAGTGATGCAAGCGTTGCTAAATAGTTAGGGTCGTTCTTTAGTAGTTCTTGGTTATCGAATACACTTGAAGGAATAAATATTCTATTCCTAGCCATTGTCATAGTAGAACCATCAGGCTTATACACTGTGTATTCATCTTTAATAGGTGTTTTAGGTGGTGCTGGTGTGATAAATCTCTGTTTAACCCATCCTAACCCTTTACCATCAGGGTTAGCTGTTGCCCTTACATATACTCTAGTTCCTTGCCCCATCGGTCTATTTCTCGATAAAAGGAACATATATTGTGTATATGTAAAGTGTGTTACTTCATCAAATCCTATGAAGTCATACGCTTTACCATGATAGTTATACTTATCATTCTCACGTTGCATATAACCAAAGAAGATTTTTGCACCGCTAGGGAATAACCAAACTTTTTTATTATCGTTATATTTTGCTTTAGGAAAAGCCTGAGAATAAATCTCTTGTGATCTACTGATAAGTCCTTCAAGCTGTGGTACTGTGTCTCTGAAGATAATTGCTCTATAACATGGTATATTCACTTGCCTAAGTGCTTCACATATAAGAGCATCACTTTTACCACCACCAGCTGCACCACCATATAAGACTTCATACTCTGTTCGAGCCATAAACTCAGCTTGTTTAGGTTGCGGTCTCCATATGACCTTACTCTCCATCCTCTTCCTCTTCATTAAGTGGTGGAAGTAATACTATGCCCCCACCATTACTTATAAACTCTTCCTCTTGCTGTGCCTTCTTGCGTTCTATCTCAAGTCGTTCTCTAGCAAGTTCCATTGATACTTGCTCAGCCTGAGTAGGTATGTCATATACATTCCTAAGCACAGCGGTTAAGTCCTTCATAGCTGCAGTTAATTCTCTCACTGCCTTTGAATCCACCTTCTTAGATATCTTCTCTTCACCAGTGGTTATATCTATCCTTCTGAAGAACTGTTCGGTATCATCCATAACTGAATGAATAACATTAGCCATCTTGTCTGCGCTGGAAGCTATACTCTGTAGGTGTTTAGCACGTTCATTAGCAGCTAAATCGATTGATTTAGCTACCATTTTGCTACTATATGCTTGTCTAGCCTTAACCCATTCGTGAGACCTTCCATTATTGACCACACTTCTATAAGGAATATTGTATTTATCAGCCATTTCCCTATAGCTTATGTTAGTAGTGGCATATTCTGTTTTAAGTTCATCCCAGTTAGGTTTCTTTCTCTTAGCCATATAAATACCTCTAACCTTAATCATATCTATCTGTTATTTGATATGCTTAGCCTTTTTAGGAAAAAGCAATAAAAAAGGACACCTTTATGTGTCCTTAATTGTCGTTTCAGAAACGACATTATTTTCCAGCCTTAGCCTTTTCAGCCACAAATCCTTGAACTTCTATACCGGTAAGGTCTAAGCACCACTGGCGCATAGATATGTTTTTCTCAGCACACGCACTCCATAAGCCTTGTGTATATGTAAATAGATCATGTACCTGGTTCTCATCCCATCCAAACTCTTCTACTAAGCCTATAGCTATTGCAGCATATACTGAAGGTGTAACATTCTTTATCTCTTGCTGAACCATCTTCAGCATATTTATTCTACCTTTATCCATCTTTCCTACCTTTCATAGCTGTAAGGCATATTTTATGCATACAGCTGCTTTGTTCTACTTCGCAATATTTGTGCTTGTAGGCTTTTTTAGTTTCTGCATTGTCAAATATCCACTGTACCTTCTTGGATAAACTTCCTTCACATAAGATGCAAAACTCTTTTTCACCTACATAGTACGGACATTTAACTTTTTTCTTGTTATACCAAAAATTGCTCACAGATAACTCCTTCCATACCTTGCCCTGAACTCTTCCCTAGTTCCCTTTTCAGTTTCAAACTGAAGCTGCCCTATAATCTTGGACAATGCTTCAGCTATATGATTTCCATGTATGCAGTCCTTACCCATATTGTGGCAGTTGTTACATAATGGAATTGTTAGTCCGTCTTGATCTGCCAGCTGACGTAACCCAGTACCGAATATCAGATGATGAGTACATTCAGCCGGCTTGCCACATATTAAACATATTTCAGTGTATTTTGTTATCATACCCTTCTCGCTCCAAGTAATACTGAGCAACATGATGAATCATTCTGTGTGTTAGTAATGCTTCCAGGGAAGGTGCTTCACCACGTTCTATAGCCTTATTGCAGTATTCCCTGAAGCTCTTGTTGTTGTCGTATATCTCTTTAATGTTAAGCAAAACCTTTTAACCTTCCTTCCAATGTCCAATAGTCGCCATAATTACCATACTTGAATACTTTTCCACTCGTATATGTTTCACAGATAACCATTACTGTTCCTTTATGCTCTCCTATATCTTTTAATACGCTTTTAAGAGTAGGTATCTTATCCCAGTCTGTTGTTTCATCTAAACATTGTCTTAATGCTTTACGCTGGAAGCCTTTATTATTCTTCCATAGGATATCTATATTCTCATATATGAGCTGCTCTTCATCGTCTATTTTCATTTCTTACCTCTTAACTTTCTTAATCTTGCCTTCCATGTTACTTTTGTGATCACTAATCTTGGTAAGAATCCGCTATACTCAATTTTTGATTCATAACCTTCATGCTTAAGCAGCACTTTTAATCTCATTAACTGATATCCACTTGAAGATTCAAAAACATCACCTTTTCTCATAAGCTTTACTCCTTTTTATTTGAGTATAACATTGGATTTCTTACCATCTACGTTCTGTTGCATGAACTAGGGTTCTTTCGGTCAAACCTTTTCTTCTTAATTTTGAGTATTAATATCGTTGCTATCACTATTATGGTCATTCCCCACATAGGGCTTAATACCCATAACCATGACCAACTAATAACCTTACAAAGTTTTAATATAATTAATGCTAGCTGTAATAAATCTAACGATGTAACTCCTATATTATTCATTCCTTTACCTCACTTTCCATCCTTGCACCGCAGTTAGGGCAGTAATTATATCTACTTGAAGCTACAAAATCACAATTATTACATACTGGATATATATTATCGTAACCACCTGATCTCCAACTTGCAGTCTTTTCAATGCCTTTCTTACCATCCTCAAAACCACACATATAAGCTTTTTCTAGCATCTCGTTAAATTCTTTGGTAATTACTAAACGAGCCTTCTCATGTATTTCATCCATATCCTTAAGTGTTTTAATATTTTCTTCTGTCATTCTTCCACCTCTTCTGCATATTCTTCAGCTAAAACACAGTCATACTTGCTACTTTCATCTAAGAAGTTATCAATAAACCATTTAATTGCAGCAGCCTGAGATTTACTAAGTTTTATTGCCATTGAGTAGCTTCCACTGTTACATACATATACTTCTTTTTTCATTCTTCTACCTCACTTTCCATATACCCAAATATATCTGCGGTTGGTACGCTATAATTAATCTTAATTGGTTTATGAAACCATATTCTAGGCACACCATAATCGCTTGGTATATCAAGATTAAATATTTGTTTTTCAGTTATATCAAATATCGTGAACTTATCAGCTTCTTCGCATAATTTATACCAAACATCACTTTTAGGTCTTTTAGCTAGAATAATTATGTTGTTGTACCCATTCTCGCCCCAAAAACCATCATATATACCATTTGATACGATTAAAAAAAATTGAAATACTCCGCCTTGGATAGTTGGAGCAGTTGCAATTAACTCTTTTAATTTATCTGTCATTCCTCTACCTCTTCTTCTTTTTCCATCTTTGCACCGCAGTTAGGACAATAGTTAGCAGAACATTCTTCATCTTCGCTACTACCATCAAGCCATTCTCCACATTCTGAACAGACTACACTTTCCATAACACATCCGTTTTTACTAACTAACACTTTATGTTCAGGATATTTTCCAACCCAATACCCTACCTTTTCAACACTCTTTACACCATCTTCAAAACCTTTTTCATACTGGTTTCTGTCATACTGTAAAGCCTTTATAAGTTCTTCTGTGTTTATCTTGTAGCCTATCTCTTGTGATACCATACAAGTAACTCTATCTTCCTCTTGCTTCATTTTTGTATGTATTTCTCCGCTAATTCTTTCTATTAATGATTCGTACATATTTATTCCCCTTTCAATGGTTTTAAGCTCTTAACTATGATTTTATTTTGAAATCTTTTTAATATTTTTGAGTATTCTGAATCACTAATACATAAATGCATATGTAACATCTTCAGATTCTTTCCCATTTCTTCTATCCATTTAGCATCATCTCCAAGCGTAAATCCTTGTTCATTTGCTTGATTTTCATATGTATCAGCAAAAATACTATGATGAAATCCAACTTGCATTATTTTTCTCCTTTCAAATTTGCACCTCTGAATATCACTATCATTGAAGGAAACGGTGCTGTATTCTTTGATTCATTAAATCGTAGTCGGCCTTTTATGAATCTTATCTCGCTTCTCTGATAGATATAGTTATGAAAGTATCTTGTATCTGTTCTTGAAGGGAGCAGCATAACTACCAGGGTATTATCTTTCCTAGTCTCTCTATATGCTTTTTCAACCCACTCAGATATCTTGCTATATGGGGGATTGCACCATACTCTGTACCCCCCCAGTCTTTTTCAAGGCCATTGTCTGCCTTGCTGTAAAATGCTTCGCACTTGTGATTATCTTCACTGGCACAAGCATCTAAGTTAAAGTTAAATTCTGAATCAAATAGATCAAATATATGCTGCGGTGTTTCCCATTCATCAGAATTACTTTGAAATAATATTCTACTTACACTCATATAATTCCTTTCATCCCAAACATTTCAGGGAGCATCACGTCTTTTCTCCGTTGGTTAGTCGGTATTTTCATCCAGCCTATAACCACATGATTATCGTTACATGGCTTCCATTCATGTTTCCAGTTATCCCACCACCACCATTTATCCTTAGCCCATGCATAATATCCGCTATGCTCATACTTTTTATAGTTGTTAGCAAAGCACCAGTAGATATCCACTTCATCAGGATCTTCTTCATCGGTGTAGTGCCATATATCACAGTAACCATCTTCATCAAGCCATCTTTGTGAAGGCAGCTGCAAATCATAATTCTTTCTGTACTCCGTTGAAGTCTTTAGATCAAATATGCTTATTTGTCCTTCAAGTTCTACATCATCCCATCCAGCCATAAGCACCTCTACAATCTGTCTAGTGGACAAGCATTACCTTCTTGAAGCCACTCACACTCGCAGTCTTCATTGCAAGTATCTGAATACTTACAGAAGTTATCGCATATGTCATTACAAACATCTTCAATAATCTTATATACTGGCTTTTCACTTTCATTTTTCATTCTCTATTACCACCTTCCTATAATTCCCTTTATGCTTCGATATCAACGTATATATGCTGTCTTGCTTTATTCCGCATATCTCAGCTAGTTCCTTTGCTGTATCTGTCACCACCAAAGGCAGCTCATATTCATCATTGCTGACTAGCAAATACAATATCGTTTTCCCATTTCTGCTCATAAGCATCTTCCTCAGCTACTTCTTCAAGTGCATATGCTTCAATCTTTGAGAAGCACATCTCTAATGCACACTCGCTACAAAACTGTCCATCCTCATTCTCATAAAGTTCTTCGCACTCCTTACCGCAGTCATCGCAAGTAAGAACTGCTCTAGCCTTTAACTTTCCTCTGTAATCGTAACTATCTTCCCAACTAACCATATCTATTTCTCCTTTCTCAGATTCCTCATTGTCTCCTGAGCCACTAACTGGCCATAACTTAAATGCTTCTTCTCAGCCTTCTTCTGAACTTCATCTATGCTTGGCACTTTAGCAGCCTTCTTAGTCTTAACTTTCTTCTCCTGGTTCTCCTTGTTGTAACAAGCCTTGCATATATATCCTTCAATCTCGCTTATTGGCTTGCTTTCTCCGCAAGCTGGACAAGTATATAATTCCACTTCCTTACCACCCTTAATCAAATAATTAGCTATTGCCCTATACTCCTGGTTCAAAGCCTTGATAGTAATATCTATCTCATCAAGCCTTCTAGTTAATGTATCTTTAACAAACCTATCCATCTGTACCCATTTCCTTTATAGTCTTTTCAAGTAATGCCTTTTCAAGTTCCTTCATGTCGTACTCCGTTTTCTGTTCCTGAAGGAACTGTGATTTACTCTTACGCTCGTTCCTATGCCAAAACTCTACAGCTGCTTTCCAGTCCGTTATCTTATTCCAGCCTTTATCTGAGTAATAGTTAAAGAATCTTTGAGGATCTACATTGAGCTTTTTATCAGAGATATAGTTTTTTAGTTCAGTCAGTGTTGGTACTTCTAACTCTTTCTCTTTCTCTAACTCTTTCTCTATACTCTTACTCTCGTTATTTTTTGTTACAGACTCCGTTACATTTTGTAACGCTTTATCCTCTACTAAACTATTCTTATCTAACCTATCCTTACCTAACCTATACTGGGTATCCATTTGGTATCCATTTGGTATACCAACAAGTGAATAAGCTCCATTTTCTTTAACTTGAAGTAGGCTTTTTTCTTCCTGATACACTGTTTCCTTATATCTGTCGTTTCTGATATAGTTGTTTATTTTCCAGTGCTTAATGACGATCACTCCACTTTCAAACGTAAGTACAAAGCACTTAACAATTAATAGCTTCATGTCATCATCACTTGCGCCTATCATTCTTTGGATTCTTTTAGGATTGTTTATAAATCCATCATCATCAGCTCGCATTGATAAATGAAAGTACAAAGCTTGGCTGCTCATTGGCATATCTAGGAAGGCATCACTATCAATAATCGTTTTTGCGAACATTCTTCTTTCTGCCATTAAATCTCCACCACCTCTATACCCAGGATGTACTTCATAAGTTTTCTCTTTATGATGTATTCCTTTGTTTTCATTCCCTTAACATCTTCAACAACTACTTCTCCGTCTTTTACATACCAAAAGTCCGCTACATAAGTTAATGGCCTTTCATTCCTTATCTTTCCCTTCTGACTTTCGATAAGTGTGAATCTATATTGGAGATGTAAGTCGGATATCTCACCAGCACTTTCAAGCAGCTTTAATTCTTTGTATCTGTTCATTTCCTTGATTGAATCAAACCTATGTCCGTCATATATCTGCTTGACTGCTCCGTATTTACTTCTACGATTCCACATATTCCCTAACCGCCTTCCAGCTTTCATATTTTTTATCCATAACTTCCTTACTTGATCTAAGAAGTTCGTTATACTGCTGAATCTTCTGTCTTGCCCTTCTTACGCTTTCAAACTTAGGAAGCCCTAACTCATTCTGTCTAAGTAAACAATCCCTAAACTTGTATGTATCTACATCAGGATTCATTGTTGTGCATACTAAATAGTAAAGTAATGAATCACTGTTCCTTGCTGCTGGTGAATCAACCAAGCATCTTTCTACTACGTTGTGTATGTCTTTAATTCTTTTCATTAGCTCCACCCCAATTCTTAATCAGATTATCTATTTCTTCTTGTGACCAAGTATCTATGCCTATTTCTTTTGCATCTTGTACTGTGCCATCGATTAACACGCTCATTTCCTTAGTGTCATAACCTGAAGAACCAAAATAGCATCTTGCTGTTACTACATCAGATGTGTCGTATTCATCTAATATCTGAAGGTATTTAACTACCTTACTGAAGGCTTCAATAGCTTCACGCTTGATAATCACATCTTGAAATACTCCATATTTGAATAGCTGTCTTAGATAGATTGTGTCTTTATCACTTCCTAATACCTTTGCTATCTCAGTACAAAGTACCCAAAGGTAAGCATTAGCATTTAATGATCTATGGCCTTTGTACTTGTCTATATCAAGCGTGACCTTCTTGTTATGCAGTTCTGTTAAGTCTTTATCTTCAGATATCACCAGTGTGATAGTTCTATCACCTTCTAGTGTTCTTGCTTCGCTAATTAGTTCTCCGGTTAATCTCATGTCCTATCCTCTAATTGAAGGGTATCTCGTCATCAATATTCTCAGGTATGTTTATAAAAAGTTCATCAGGTGCTGGTTTAGCTTCACCCTTGCTTTCGCAGAACTCATGTCTGTTTACCAGTACATCTGTTGTGTATCTCTTGTTACCATCCTTGTCTGTATAGCTGCCAGTCTGTATTCTTCCTTCTACTGCTATCTTCATTCCCTTATGAAGGTACTTCTCAGCAAAACTTCCATTCTTTCCAAGTGCTACGCAGTTGATAAAGTCTGTGTTCTTATCCTTATCACCTCTATCTACTGCGATTGTGTATCTTGCTATTGCAAGTGGTTCTGCACTGTTTGTGTACCTTACTTCAGGGTCTCTAGTAAGTCTTCCGATAATCTGTACTGAGTTCATTAAGCTATCTCCTTTCCGTTCTTCTTAAGTAAATTGATATAGTGCTGACACATCTGAGCTGTCATCTGATTAAGGCTTTCTACCTTGTAGCTTTTACATAGCTTTTCTACATTCTCTTTGCTCATTCCGCTGTCATTTACATACTTGATTACCTTTGCTCTTAAGTCTGCTTCCTTAACTGCATCAGGCTTCTTTGTTTCAGTTGCTTTAGCATCCATTCTGTGAACTTCATCTGTATCTGCATCCTTTGTGTCATCCAAGAGGAACAGACCATTTAAGCAATACTTTCTTGCATATGAGGAAGCACATCCAGTTATCTGATCTGCACTCATTCCTTTGTGGTCTCCTATCTCTGCATAAGCTGTGTTCGATAACTTATCTCCACTCTCTGTATCTATGAATGTTGCCATTGCCTGGATAAAGATTCTGTCGCCTATTGCATGAATCATGTCCGATACTGTAAGAGCTACTTTGTACTTCTCACCATATGGCTTAAATGCTTCAAGGATTGCTTCGCAGTTTCTGTAGTTGTACTTACCAAAGCTGTTGTATAAGTTCTTAGGTGCTTTCATCTCAAGCTGTATCTTCTGTAACTTTTCATATATTCCCATAACCGTTCTCCTTACTTAATTGATAAACTTTCCTTACTCTCTAACCTAGCCCAGCCAAGTTCTGTGCCAGCCTTAAGTGCTTCCTTAACCTTTGTCTTATCAAGTTCAGGGTCTGCAAACTTGATATACTCTGCATCCACTTCGTTGATATCAAAGTTATCTGCTAAGACTACTGAAGGTGGATTCTTTCTGATACTGAAGCTATATAGCTCAGTCTTAAACTTGAGCTTGTCTGTAGCTCTCATTGCCTTTTCTAAGGAATCCTTCATACGCTGTATATTGTTTTCAAGTGATTTCTTTCTAAGCTGCAGTCTGTCTATCTCTGCCTTAACCTTGTATGCTTCAGACTGAAGCTCCTGGATAATAATTGCGTAATTGTCAGCTTTCTGTTCAATCTCACCTTCAAGGCCTTCCATTGTGTCTGCTAATATCTGTTCATCTGTTTCAGGATCTTCAGCAAGTGCTAATAACTGCTGAAATTCTTCTGTAAGTTCATGTAATGTCATTTCTATTTCCTTTCTTTATTTCCTTCCATAAAGCCTTCTGCAAAAGGTACTAATTGAAATTCGTTTATAATTATTGTTTTTCCCCTTTCAGTTAGTTGATATAGATAATCACTATTGGGAACTCTCTCTATATCCACTACTTTAGATAGTTCTCTAAACGCTTTTTCTGCTGCTTCTGTCATATCTGTTCTCCTTATCCATCTGCACTTACCCACTGGATGTAATACTCAGTGCCAAACTCTTCAGCCATCCGATACATCTGCTCTAGGTTCTCTACATAGATATCTATGCAAGTTCCATCTTTTAACCACTGCGCTGAACCGGTATCATTCACTTCATAAGTTCCTATGTAGTAACCTTCCAAGCTGTAAAGGATTGCTATGTCTCCCATATGCTCTTTATTGCTTGCACAGCTTCCTATATGAGTTGTTCCACCTGATGCAGTTTTGTTACCGTTTGGATTGATATACCAGGTAACGTGTATAGGTTCTGTAAGTTCTTCCTTTGGTGATACATACTCACTTGCTGGTGGTACATACATATTGGATTCTTGCCTTACCATCAGCACTAAGATAATCAGTAGCTTTAACATTCCTTTTCTCCTAGCTTCATCAGTAGGCCACCGACTATGATTAGTCCAAGTGGTACTAACCACCATTCAGAATCTGCTGCACTGCATCCAACAAAGAATAAAATCATCCCTACCTTCATCTTCATAGTTCTGTAATCTCCATGTTTAATTTCTTACAAAGCTCTATAGCTATCTTCA